AAAAAGTATAATTGAGATTCGTACCATTGTTGTAAGGCAGCTGCCAAATCCATATGTTCTTGCTCAATCTTTGATTCAGATGGTCTAGGTTCAAACCCAATTAGTTCAACCAAATCAAAATTGTACATATCTGTATTGGATGTTCTCCAAGTAAAATACTTTTGTTTTATATCAATTGTCCCATCTTCATTAACTTTTGATATTTTGTTAAATATATGTGAGTATTTGGTTGTATTACCATAAGGAGCTAACCCCATTACTTTATACTCACCACCATTCGGTTTGAATCCTAAATAAGCAGTTATACTAGAATATACTAATCCTAATGAGTTTGGAAATTTGATTGAATGTTTTTCTTTAATACCACTCTTATCGCAATCTGCTACAACTACTGTATCCCACTCACCTACTCCATCAATAGACATACCAATAGCTTCCTCAAAAGGGGAAGTGTAAAAAGATAATGCTAAATGTGATAAATGGTGTTTTACATACGTTATTGATCCTGTATAACCAATCTGTGTTTTAAAGTAATGTTTTAAGTTTCCTTCGCCGTTTGAAAATTCCTTTTTAAATATTGTCCATTTTTTAAAGTTCTTCAACCAACTTTTACCCAAAGTAGCTTCAACTCTATCGTATTTCAATTTAGGTTCTTCGTACCAACAAATCATATCAACTTTATCAATTGATATTTTTGCTGATTTTAAACACCATTCTATTGCTTGTAAGGGAAATGAATTATCATGTTTGATATTTGTAAATTTCTCCTCTTCTATTGCTGCTATTACTTCACCATCTATTACTATTGCTGCTGCAGAGTCATGGTAAAAAGCAGATATTCCTAATTTAATCATAATCTACATAGTTAAGTCTCCTGTTCTGTCAAATTCACTATATAACTCCATTTGCTTGTCTTTCATTTTATTGACAATCTTGGTTATGTAATGTGTTGGATGACCAGTCATCTCTCTAATAAGTAGATATAAAGATTTTTTATTGAAACTTTCTATGTATTCTGCTCTTCTGAATAATTCTAAAACTGCATCTGCAATCTGCATATCACGTTTCTTTGGGAAATGATTTTCTAAATGAATATCCCAATATGCTAACATTCGTTTATTGAATGTACGGAATTCATCATTAGTATTTTCTTCTTCCCAATTGTTTTCTGTATCCCAATGGTCAGGTAAGTTTGATATAATATCAGTATCTTTATATCGTTTGTAATTTGCGTTGTTATTTAAAATCAAATAGTTTCTTGCAACAATAGTAAAATAAGAGAATGCTTTACCTTTACCCGCTTTGTACATATGAATCTTCTCAATCATAAAGGTAACAACTTCAGACATTACATCTCTTGGTTCATCATCAAAGTAACTAAATTTCCATTTGTTATAAACTATCTCTGCAAGTTTATCAAACGCGGGTTTTATTCTATCTTTATAAACTTTATCTTTAACACGTTGGTCTTCGGTTAAATTATACTCTATGATAGCATCTTCTGTATCTTTTGTGAAATACTGTTTACTTTTGGCTTTTCTAGGCATGTTAGTTAAATTGTTTGAATCTTTCGATGGTTTCTTTTATTTGGTAAAATATTGAACCTACATCATCATCCTTCTCAAACATTTGACGTTGGTCTATTTGTCTTAATGCCTCCAGTAATGCTTCGTTTCTATCGATTTCTTTTTCAATGAAATCTTCGTAACTTTCTATTTTTTGTAAATTAATAATAATAACATATCCTAATGTTATAATCAATGCTAATAAAACTGTAATTGTTATGTATAATCCTATCATATTAAACTACTTCGTATCCTTGTAAAAAGAATTTATTTGAATTTTTATATTTAACTTCAACCATTTCACCATCTGGTGATTTCATTACAACTAAATCGTTTCTACCATAATTTTTACGAACAGTACGAGTAGTTGAATATATTCTATCTTTAATTGTAATACCATCTAAATGGTCAATTTCATGCTGAACAATAACCGTCATCATAGTTTCAGCAGAAACTCTATCATTTGTCTTATCTCCTTCTGGATTAATCTCAAATGTCAATTCCCCTAAATTATCGGTTTGTACAATAACTTTTGTAGAACGGATGGTTCTCAAAGGAGCAGTTACTGTTTTTGGAATAGATAAACATCCTTCGTAAAATAAAAACCCGTCTTTACTACGTTCTTTGATAATTGGATTTAATAAGAATAATTCCATTCCACTTACATCATCTCCAAACTTAATATAACAAGCTCTTTTTTTAATTCCCAATTGAGTTGCAGAAATACCTAAACCTGGATATCTTTCTAAACCATCTTTAAGTAATTGCTCCAATTCCTCTGCTTCTTCTTTTGTAAATGAAGAATATAGAGTTGGTGTTTTTAAGAATTCTGTAAATTCTTTGGATGTTAAACCATTTGTACCTTTGTCAGTAATTAATTTCATTTGTTTAAATTTAAATTATTAATTTTATCAAAAATTATTTTTGCTATTTGTTTATTTCCTTCCAATCCAGCATGTCCATCATTTGATTTATTATTAGTTTCATCTCGTATTGTTAATTTATTTTTTACTGTAAATTCATATAAATCGTATTGAAACTTTTCAAATTCTATTAAATTATTTTCTATTTTTTCATTTAAGTCTTTTCCTAATGGTGGGCATGTTAATAAAAAATTAATATTATTATATAGTAGATAATCTATAAAAAAATCATTATTCATTTTCATAGTTTTTTCTTGAATATTAAAATCTATAGTTTCTGTCATAAAATCTAAAACCAATGGTTTAAGTAATTTTTCAATATTTTTATAAGATGAATAAAAATATGTTTGAGCGATTTCCAAATAATTAATATATCCTTTTTCATTAAAAGAATAATTTGCAATAAAATAATCATTTATAGATTTTGAATAATATTCTTTTCTACCAATATAAGAAAATTCTAATAATAATAACTTTTCATCATTTGGTTTTCCGTTGTTTAACACTTCATATACCAAACGATACATTCTTTCATTACCATAACCAGATTTAGCATGATTATAAACTTTTATATCTTTTCCAACTAATTTTTGTAAATTACCAGGATATGAATAATTTTGTTTTGTAAATGGTTCTTCTGTATAGAATTTTTTTAATTCTGTACTTTTTTCTCTATGCATAAACTCAAAACCACCACCTTCTGTATGAGAAGTTCCAAAACAATGTATTTCTTTAATCATTTATACCATATTTAACCCATTTATACCAAAATCTTTCATGTAAAAAGTATATTATGGGTTTTATTATTAATTCACCAATACCTACAATTCCTGCCCATTTTATGGGTAATCCAGCCAAAATAGCCAATAAAACGGTTATAAATGTACCTAAAATACGATAACTAACCGATTTTAGTATATGTCTCTTATAATGTACCATTTCTTATAGAAGTTCCACTTATTTTACCTATTTCTTGTGGTGGTTCGTGGTATATTACATCATATCCCACATATCTACCATAATTAACTGATTCAATATCAGGTATAACAGAAATATATAACCGACCTGTTGAAACATAACCTCTTAAAGTTTCGGTTAAATCCATCATTACTTGTTGCGCAGTTTTTGGGTTATTTTCATCCCTATTTACATCTCTAATGGCAATCCATACATTTTTACCTTTTTCAAATTGCTGGTCTATTAACCATTGGTGTCCTTCATGCCACGTTTGCCATCTTCCGATGAATAATGCGTACTTTTTCATAATTTAATTAATAAATGGTAATATTGCTAATTCTTTTGCTTTTGCTTCTACCATAATATCTACATTGATACGATATGTGTTTGGTAATGAAGTAATGTAATCCGAATGAGCTTGTGGTTTTAATTTACTGTTTTCTTCGTGCAATGCTTTTGATTCTGAATAGTGAACCTCCGGTGTTACACCACTTTTTCTCCATGTAGATACTGCAAGTAATAATGCTTGTCTTTCTGATAAACCACCTGTACAAAACTGATGGTGGTGGTAATCGAATACAATAGGAATGCCAGTTTTATGATGGATATACATTAAGTCTGAAACAGAATACATAGATTCCTTATCATCATTCTCTAATGTCAATCGTTTCCTTACACTCTCAGAGAGTTTCTCAAAGTTAGTGATGAATCTATCCATTGCAGAGATTTTATCTCCGTAGACACCGTTACAATGAATATTAATATTGTTATATGGTGTTTGTGATAACCCCATAAGGTCAAATAACTTACCATGTAACTCTAAATCTATAATAGTGTTAGCAACTACTTTTGGATTAGGTGAAACTAATACATTGAAAGGACCTGGATGTGAATTTATACGCAAACCGTTGTCATTAGCGTAAGTACCACAACCTTTTAGGATATTTGATATTTTTTTGTAATCTGGTAAATCTTCTAAATTGTATTCACTTGCCCACGGAAACATATCCGATGAAGTACGAAATAATTTGATATTATTTGCAACATTCCATTTAAGAATCTCAAATAAATCACGAGAGTTTTGTAGTGCCAATTCGGAAGCATAAGAAATACCTTTTTGTGTAAAGGTTTTCTTAACCATACTACGATTGGTGGTGATTTTAGGAGTTTGTTCTCCTAACGTCATATTAATACATGCATATCCTATATTCATAAAACAAATATACAAAATTTATTTTATAAAACCAAGCTTATATAGAAAAACTTTCACCACAACCACAAGTTCTACTTGCATTCGGGTTACCCCATTGAAAACCTTTACCATTTAACCCATCAGAATAGGTTAATTCTGTGCCAGCTAAATAAAGAAGTGATTTACGGTCTATAATTACTTTTAATTCTGTATCAGTTTTAACTACATCATCTGTTTTTTGAATTATATCATCAAAATCCATTACATATGATAAACCACTACAACCACCACCTTCTACACCAACTCTTAAATAGTGTGTAGTTGGGGTTATTCCCTTTTCCACCATTAAAGATGAAATGTGGTTCAATGCTATTTTTGAAATTGTTATCATTAGTATATTTTAACTAAATCTTCGTTTTGACCTCTTTTATACTTTATCCAATAGTTGATAGCATTACGGTCATTAATCCATTTGTTCTTATCTTCCCAATCAAAGTCAGGTCTTGCGTAATATGGTAGTAAATTTCTGTTTCCAGTTGCTCTTTCGGCGTGTCCTTCTGGTGACCAATCATCTATTATACCATCATTATCAGTATCCCATCCATCAATAATACCATCGCCATCTAAATCAATAGGAATATGATTATTTTCCACTAAAACCGGATTTTCTTCCTCAATTGGTAAATTTTTTCCACTATCTCCGTAAACTTGGTAAGTTTTTTCCACTAATTCGGAATCTTGCCGAATTGGTTCATCTAATTTGACATTTTCTGTTAAATTTTCTTCTTCTTTTCGGATTTTTACACCAACTAATCCATTGAATGCGATAATTAGAGCAACTGCAAGAGGGTCAAACACTATAACAATGATAAAAATGAAGAATTTTACAACATTTTTCAATTCTACACCAAATGCTTCGGCAACAAACCTAAACCCACCTACTTCTTTTTCTAAATCTAAGTTAGAAATTTTAATTTGGTTGATTTTTTCAATTTCTTCACTATTTTGGGTTTGTAAATCGGAAATTTTATTGTTAATCTTAGAAATTTGTTTATCTCTATTATCAATAGAACGAATAAGACGTGAGTTTACTTTACCACCATCTAATATTTTACCCTGATTAGTGTTAAATTCGGTAATTTGAGTAGAAAGTTGTTCAATTTGAGTAGTATTTTGGTCAATTTTTGTTTGGTGAACGGCAATCTCCCTATCTACTTGTTGTAGTTGAAGTGATTGTGCTTGAAATGCATTTGATAAATAACCAAAAATACCCGCTGATGTGATTAACATAAGAATTACAACAGATATTGTTAAATATACCTTATTGAAACCCCTTATGTCATCCCACTTTTGTTTTAAATAAGTAGCAGTTACTAATTTGGCAAATTCCAAAGAACCTGCCATCACCATTACTGCCGTTGATGCTCCACTAAATAGAACACCCAAACCAGTTACGGAAAAATAAGCTGCACATCCTGCAACTAATACTGCCGATATACCTACTAAATATTTAAGCCAATTCATTTAATCTCGTTCAATGTTTATTAATTCTGCCATTCTATCAGAAACTTTTCTAATATCATGAACTAATTGAATAACATCTTTTGGTTCAAGTTTCATAGCACCAGATGCTGCTCCTTCTAAAACTCGTAACTTCCCATCCAATACAACCAATAGGTTTTGGATTTGATTTTTGTACATCATACTCATAGTAATAAATATTTAAATATAAAAAAAGGTAGGAACTATATGCTCCTACCTTCTAAATATACGAAAAATAACTTATATTACCTAATATTAATAGATAATTTTTTTGCCTTTCTTTCATCCTTCTTATCGATGATGATTGAAAGTACTCCATTATTGAATTTAGCTTCCGATTTTGTACCGTCATAATCATTACCTAATTTGAAGCTAAAATCAATATCTTTAATTAACGCAGTTCTAGAACCTTCTGGTTTTGTGGATTTAATTGTAATACGGTCTTCGGTTGCTTCTAAATTGATTTGTTTAGGGTCGTGTCCTAATACACTCACAACCAATTCAATTTTACCATCTTCTAATGCCTTTGTAGTATAATCGGAAAATATATTTTGTTTAGCGTGCGAGAATAAATTATCCCAATCTAAAAATAAATCGTTTAAATTTGCTTTGTAGCTAGTTGTACTGTTAAATGTGCTCATAATAATAATTGTTTAAAGTTTAAGTATAGTATTCCAATTTCTACACCAAAACAAAAAAGTATGACAAAATGTCATACTTTCTGTAAAAGTGTCATATATTTTATTATCCTAATATTTGTTGTCTTTCTACAATGGTAGACATGTAATCTGCCCAATGTAGTATATACTGAATGGTGTATTTTAAAAATTTGGATAAATCATAAGTTTTGTAATACTTCTCATTATCTTCATCAAACATACCATCTGTTAGTTTAATACCAAAATATTCTTTCTCATTGTAAGTAATACCATAATGATTTAAAGTAAAGAAAGTTCTATCTGTAATTGACATAAAAGCAATATTTGGATTACGTTTATAAAACTCACCTCTGTTTTTAATGTGCCAATCTGAATCATTTGCTACATAATGCAGTTCTCCTTTGATTCCTAATTTACCTAAATCATGATGTAATGCTGCAAATAATAATTCTTCATCTGTAAAATCAATCTTACCACCTGCTGATACAAATAACTCTTTTACTTTTAGAGAATTCTTACAAACATTAAAAATATGGTCAATATAACCACCATCGTATGCATTATGGAATCCTTTGTTACCTGATGCAGGTGAGACCGTTAGATTCAATCCTAACTCGTCTGGTGAGTACATAACTAATAACTTTTCTAATCTTTCTCCTGTAAAGTACTTTTTAAGGATTTCGATAAACTTGTTGTAATTTGCTTCTAATTCTTGTTCTGTTTTTTCTTTCATGTTGCTTTAAAGTTTAAGTATAGTAAAAAAGATAAATCAAATATACGAAATATTTTTAACTTTTCCAAGTTATTTTAAATAAATTTCTTTTTTTGTTAAAATTTTATAAAGTATTTCCACTTCTTCTTCAAATTCTAATTCAGGAAGGTCATCATCAAATAATCTAAGAGTATATTCTACGTTGCCATCATCATTAAGATATGCATCGGATTCAGAACTAAATAATGCAGGTATTCTTTCAATATCTGGTATCTCTTCTTCATCAATATCAATTAAGGGTATTACATAGTAATGGTACGAATCTAAGCCGTCCTCTACTTCTAATCTATGAGACTTCCATTTTTGGAAGCTAGATTCTGTTATGGGTGTTTGTGGAACTATAATCATATCCAAAGATACGAAAAGTTTTTGAAATTAACAAATTAAATTAACTTTTTATGTTTACAAAAATCAAACAATTTATTAGCATATTCTTTGTTATGGTTAGCAGTTGCATGTTTTCCATCTATTGAAAACTCTCTGAAGTTACCGTAATCACTATCAAATCTATAATCATCCATCACACTATCGTCATTCAAAAAAGAACCATTCCAAGTGTATGGTATTTTTTTATTTTGTAATAAATTTGTTATTAATAAGTGATTCTTATACCAATTTATTAAATCATTCTCATCATGTGTTACCCTTGCAATTGCTTTGTATTCTTCTATACCTTCTTTATCTTCTTCAAAATACCCCCAAGGATTCATATGAAATGGTTCTAATTCTCCCCCATATCTATAGTATTCTTTTCTTGATGGATATGTGTACATAATGTTTACAAGGTTGGGCCTAAATGTATCAACCAATGAAACTATACATCTTGCTATATAATCATTACTTCTACCGCCGAATCCTGCATTCAAGTCAACTCCTTTATCTATTAATCTTGAGAAATGATGTGGCCAAGTTTCAGTATCAGATACGCCGACTCCTTCAGTATGAGAACAACCAACGGATAATATTCTAAATCCATCTTTATAGATTGAATCTCCCCTGAAACCCATTTCGTTATAGGTGTAAACATTAGTTCCACTTTCATCTGAACCTGAGCCATTAAATGTTTGGTTTCTTCTTTCTGCTAAATTCCATTTATAGGTAGCAACATCAAACCCATCTTTTTTCCAATACTTTATAGATTTCATAACATTATTTTTTTACCTTGTTGATTTATATCTATTTCATTATTTATCAATTTGTTATAGTAGATATTTTGAATTTCAACTTGATTAAGTAAAAAGTTAATTTCTTTTGGATACATATCTTTTAACATTTCAAATAATTCTTCTTTTGGCCACCATTTCTTATATTTTTTAAAATTATATTCTTTTTGAATATATTCAATATTGTGTCCCAAATTTTTTAATAATTCAGTTAAATTTTTTAATTTTACTACCTCAATTTCTGCACCATATTTGTTTCTATAATAATACAAATATTCATAAAAAGGAAAACACCAATGTGTAGAACCAATTGACCCGGTAAACTCATTTAATTGGTGGTAAAAATCATTTTTTTTTCCAAATTCATTTATAAAATATAGAGTTTCTGTGTGAAGTGCCGTTACCAAATGACTCATTGGGTCTCTTAATACTATGTATTTTACTTTTGGAAATCTTGAGTATTGACCATGATTAAATTCAACTCTTTTATCTTCCCAAACTTTATCCAAATATCTACTACCACATTTTACAGGTGTTAATATTGTATTATTGTATATTTTAATAACCATTATAATAACTTTGATTTAGAAATGAATTTATTATGATTTTTTTTCTCAATCATATGACAAACTCCATACTTTTCTAAATATTCAAAGTTAGGGTTTTTATCAAATAAATAATTAATATCATTAAAGAACAGATTTAAATATTGTTGGTTTAATGTGATGGGTGGGATATTGTTTATTTTAGTGCTAAAAAATGATATATCGTTTTCAATTAAATTACAAACATCTAAAAATGCTTTATTTAATATTTTATAATTAGATGTGGATATTATGCAAGTATTATTTAATGTATTAAATGGTAACGTTTCTTTCGTGTATTTTTTAAATATTTCAATAAAAACAGATGATTTATCCAAATCCATTTTGTGCCTATGTGATAAATTTAATCTATTTAATTCTATTTTTGAAATCAAATAACTTAAATCTTTAACAACAAAATCATTATCTAAATGTATAAATGGATAATCTATTTGTGATAAAACTTTTAATTTAGGATATGACCATAACGTATTTATTTTAAATTTTTTATCTACATCAAATTCACACCAATCATAATTCAATCCAATATTTTTAAAATAATTCTTATCCGAATAAATTATGGGGATTATATTTTGTTTATTTAAATTTTCAATAGAGTATTTTAAATAAATTTCAGTTATCTCTGTTAATCTAATTGGTAAGTAGGTAAAAACTACTTTCATTAAAAAATTGATTTGTATTGTTTTTCTTCTTTTTTAAATCCTTTTAAGTATAAATCTAAAAAAGAATTTTCACTTTGAATTCGCTTAACAAATTCAATATGGCATTCATTTGTCCAATCTTTACATAGTTGGTAGTTTTTATCAAAATCTTTTAAAAATTCAAATATAAAACTACTTATTTTTTCAGCGTCACCTTGTATATTTTGAAAATCTTGTATAAACGGATGTGGTTTAAGATTTAATAACTTTTGTAAAAAATATATTGGATACGAATGAGTTGATATAAAAGGTATATTTGCAAGAACCAATCCAATTGTTTTTTCTGATAAAAAATGTGAGTTAAAATTTTTATTGGTCCACGCCCAACTTTCATCCATTATCTGCATTTTTGCCATTGGGAATATTCTAAAAAATAAATCTAAGCCAACTGTATTTATTCTTTGGTTATCCATTACTTCTTTTTTATTCAATGTTATGTTATGTAAATTATCAAAATCCGTTTGACCATACATACTATTCAAATGTATTTCCGGTAATCTTTCATATTTTGGTTGGTTTTTACCATAAACACCAGTTAGTTGGTCGGTTTGCGATACATAAATATCAGAATTATTAACCAAAAGTTTAGCTAATAATTTTCTGTTATTCTTATGAGAACGAATAGCAAAACCCATTTTATACGGTGGGTTTAATTTAGAAAATATATTTGCATATTCATAAAACCACCTAATACCAATTAATTCATTCCATTGAAATATTGTATTTGTAAATACAAAATTTACATTTGAGTATTTTTTTTCCAAATATGGGTCAATGAAAAAATTATCAGTTATGATTATATGTTCATTTAATTTTAAAATCTTTTCTTCAATTACTGCAAATGAATTTAATCTAAACCCTTCGGAGTTTATAATTTTTTCTGTTCTTAAAATTGATATTATCCAACCTTTCTTTTGAGCAATTAATTCCACAAATTTATCAATAACTGGAAGTTCTTGATTTATTGTAGTTAATTTTATTCCTGTGAATTTTTTATCAAACTTACATTGAAAGTAAGTTGCAAAGAAATCTAATATATGATAACCATCATCATTATCATTTATTACCGGGTCAAATATAAATTCTAATCGATGTCCTTTATATTCACACTTAACTTCACCAACATTGTTGTTTATATTAAAAACCTTATTGGTGGTATTATGCGCAAACTTGTTTAACAAATTTACATCATAATAATGATGGATGTAAAACTTCATTTTAAATTGTATAACGTATTAGCTATGTTTTGTTTTAATCATAGCAATGACATTTGTAATTATATTTAAACACGTTGCGTTTTGAGCAGATGTTACTGGTCTTTCTATTTTTATTAAATTATTTGCCATATTATTTATAGTTGTGCATTACAATTGTTGAACTAAGAATTTCATTATCATCCGTACCTGCAATAAATACATCACTTGGTTCAATATCCAAATAATTTACAGAACCAGAATACCATTCATCTGTAACTGATGTTAGTGTTGAAGTATGTGTTGGTGAATTGAATATAATATCACCCACTTCTAAATCTTGTGCAGAACAAAATCTAACTTCAGACCCTCTTTCAATTAAAACCATTTTGTTCATTTGTAATAAGAATGAACCAGTTGTTTCATTAGGATATACATATTCAACTTTGTTAAACCAATCTTCAACTACAGATGGCATTGTTCTAACAACAGATGCAGTAGTATAGGTTAGTAAAT